AATAATTTATTGAATCAAGTACATAAAAACGACTAGGAGAGAAATATATGAAAAGCTATTGGTATGTATCGCTAACACATAAATATCCACAGCCGAACAGCTCAACTGATTCAATGCGTGTTGTAATGTCTGTGCAGATAAAAAAGAATGCTTCAATTGTTGAAATGACGAGAGAAGCCACGCCAAAGGAAATTGACGCGTGCAAGCTTATTTATTGTGGGCATGGCTATTTTGATGAAAAGAACATTCAAGAGAATATTAAGCGAAATATGAGGGATTAGATATGAATATTGAAAAGATGAAGTTATCAGAACTACGCCCTGCTGAATATAATCCAAGGGTTGAATTAAATCCAGGTATGGAAGAATACGAGAAGCTAAAACAATCCATTTTGGAATTTGGCTTTGTTGATCCGCCTATTTTTAACAAAAGAACAGGAAATTTAGTTGGTGGACATCAACGTGTAACGGTAGCAAAAGATTTAGGAATTGGCGAAATTGAAGTATCTATTGTAGATTTACCTATCGAAAAAGAAAAAGCTTTAAACATAGCTTTAAATAAAATTTCTGGCCAATGGGATGAAGATAAATTAGTTGAGTTATTGGAAGAGCTTAACACAGATGAATTACCTCTAACAGGCTTCAATCAAGAAGAATTAGATGAGCTGTTAGCTGATATGAACAAATTTGAAACTACAGCAGATAGGGTAAAGGCAAATCCAGCAAATACTAGTTTATTTGATTCTTTCTTGTTTCCGCCATTTTCTTATCTTGATACAAAAACTAAGCGTTGGTTAGATCGTAAACGCCAATGGAAAGAGCTAGGTATTAAGAGTGAGCTTGGCCGTGAAGATAATTTGGTATTCAATCCTAGCATGCAAGCGCCAGGACTAGAAGGAACATCTATTTTTGACCCTGTTCTATGCGAATTAGGGTATCGTTGGTTTACACCTAAAACAGAAAGCAATATTTTTGATCCATTCGCTGGTGGTTCTGTACGTGGAATAGTAGCAAAAGTTCTTGGTCATAATTACACAGGTATTGATTTGAGAGCAGAACAAATAAGTGCAAACTATGCTAATGCTCGAGAAATTGGTTTGAGTGATATTAATTGGATTTGTGATGATAGCTTGAATATAGACCATCATATTGAAGATGAAAGTCAAGATTTGTTATTTACATGTCCGCCGTATGCAGACCTTGAAGTTTATTCAGACGATGAACGAGACATTAGTAATATGTCCTATGAAGAATTTGCAGAAGTATATAGTGAAATATTAAAACGTTCTGCTAGAAAGCTAAAAGATAATCGCTTCGCAGTAGTCACCATTTCTGATGTCAGAGATAAAAAAGGCTTTTATCAAGATTTAACTGGTTTGACTAAGAGAGCATTTAGCACAGAAGGCTTATATTTCTATAATGACATGATTTTGTTAAACGCAGTTGGTTCGGGTTCACTAAGAGCTAGACGTTTGATGAACAATAGAAAAGTAACTAGAATGCACCAAAATGTATTAGTCTTTTATAAAGGAAATCCGAAAAACATTAATCAACATTTCGAAGTTTTAGAAACATTAGATGATGAACTAGAAAATCTCGTAAATGGACTGGACGAATAAAAAGTGATCGTTTATGCTCTGCATGAGGTGAAGGATAATGACAAACAAAGAATTAAAAAGCATAGCGGAAAACGCTAGAAGCTTATACAGAAGTAACTTAATCACTAGAGAAGAAGCAAAAGAACGTATCGAACCATTTGTTGAAGCTTACAACAAAAAATCAATTGAAATCGCTAAGAAGTTTAACCAGAAACCGAAAACAATTTCTTTCGTTTCCTTTTTACGATAAAAAAAGAAGCCGAGTGCGCTAACACTCGACTACTTCAACGAGGCACCAAAAGCGCCCCGAAGACACAGAAACCACACGCGCGTGCTTTAAACCCAGTTCTGTGTCTTTTAGCATTTTATCAAATGCGGGGTGTTTTAACAATGGGAACAAAAGCAGAACATGAAGAAATTGATATTTTAGATTTAGAATTGGAAAAAGAATTTGAAGATGCCGAAGATTATGAGCAATATAGAAAAATCATACGTGCAACGATGGCTCAATGGTTAAAAAATCTTAAAAACGGTGAAATTAAATTAACTTCAGTGAATGATCTAAAAATACTTATTGAAGCTGATAAAATACTTAGAAGTTAGAGGAGGTGCGGTCAATGACAAGAAATGAAAAAGAACCATCAAATAAAACAAAAGAAAGATATGACTTGTTTGTTGACTGTTATCTGCAAACTTTTAATGCAACGCAATCAGCAATCAAAGTTGGATATTCAAAAAAAACTGCTCGCCAACAGGCCCATAAGTTATTGACAAATGCTTACATTAAGCAAAAAATTCAATTTGAAATGAAAAGACTACGTAATCGCATGAAAGATGAGGGATTGCGTAGTTTTTCTATGCTTTTAGATATAGCAATGCAGACTGAGAAAAAAATACAAGCTCATAATGAAGCAGAGATAGAAATTGATAGAATAAAATCCGAACTCAGCGATTTAGAGCTAGAAATGCTTAAAGCTAATAATGATTTAGAAAAAGTACAAAAAGCTGCAGATGCCATTGATGGTCGAAAAAAAGAAATGAGAAATCATAAAAGAAGTCTTTTGGAACAAGTTGATTCTATAAAGAAAGAATACTTTGAATTAAACCTTAAAAGAGTTGTACTATTAAATGAATTGTCAAAACATCAATCTCGTTATCTTGATGCTAAAGAATGGGAAAAGTTGCAAAGCTTAAAAAAATCTATTTTCCAAGATATTTTAGACCGAGGTGGTTTTAAAGCCATTGATCAGGTACAGCATAGTGGAAAAGTGAGTGTTAATCCACTAGCTAATTTTTCGGAAGAAGAATTGAGGCGATTAGCAAATGGACCAAGAGCAACTTGATGCATTAGCTAACGCTGCGTTAGAAGAATTGGCTAGGAGAAATTACAGTGATTTTTTCTATTTGTCTCATGGTAAACAGTGGGATTTGTTAAGACATCAGAAGTACATTACAGATCGGCTTCAAAAAATAATTGATGGGGAGCAAAAGTATTACATTATCGAAATACCTCCCCAACACGGCAAATCTACTGTAATTACAGAGACATTTCCAGCTTATTATTTAATGAGACATCCAGATAGTCTGGTGATGGTTGTTTCCTATTCAAAAGAATTATTTCAAAAGTTTGGTAGAAAGAACCGCGAAAAGTTCCGCTTGTTTTCGGACCAATTATTTGGCTTACAAATAAGCTCTGAAACATCATCTGTTAGCGAATGGGGAGTTGAAGGACATCTAGGCTCGCTGTATAGTACATCCATATTAGGTGGTGCTACAGGTCGTGGAGCAAGACTATTGATTATAGATGATCCAATTAAAAACAGGGCAGAAGCAGAGTCTAAAACAATTAGAGATAAAATATACAATGAATGGCAGGATACTTTTTATTCACGTTTAACAGCAGATGCTAGCGTAATTGTTATTATGACTCGTTGGCATGAAGATGATTTGGCAGGACGTTTATTAAAAGAACAAGCATTACCGTGGGAAGAAATAAAAATACCTGCAATTGCAGAAGAGAATGATTTGCTAGGAAGAGAACCAGGAGAAGCTTTAGCTCCTGAAATTGGCAAAGATGAAGAATGGGCAGCTAAAACAAAGGCTGTTACTGGCTCTCGTGGATGGGCTGCTCTATACCAACAAAGACCAACTCCTGCAGGAGGAAATATATTTAAACGTTCTTGGATTAAGTTTTATGTACCAACATTAGAAAAGAAAATAGAATTTAACTTAGGAGATGACGTGGTTATTTTACCACGTCTTTTTGATCGTCAAGCACAGTCTTGGGATTGCACATTTAAAGATACTGAGACATCTGACTTTGTTTCTGGTCAAGTCTGGGGCAAAAAGAGAGCTGATTTTTATTTGTTGGATCGGCATCATGAAAGAATGGGGATTGTGGAAACAATGAAAGCTATCAAGGTTATGTGTAATAAGTGGCCTAAAGCCAGAGGGATTTACATTGAGGATAAAGCAAACGGAACCGCTGTTATTGAGATGCTTAAGAAAAAAATATCTGGAATTGTTCCCGTTACTCCTGATGGTGGTAAGGAAGTTAGGGCTAACGCTGTTGCTCCTCTTTGGGAAGCAGGAAATGTTTATCTTCCACATCCGTTAATTTGTCCGTGGATAAATGATTTTATTGATGAATTAGTTGCATTTCCTAATGCTGAACATGATGACGATGTTGATAGTATGACTCAAATGTTAAATAAAATGATTGGTAAAGCAAGTCTAAGAGAAAGATATCTTGAAAACTAAAAATAAAAGGTGGTGAATAAATGGGCAATATAGCAAATGAAGCAAAATTATTGAAAGTAGATGGCAAAGCGTACAGAAATGATTTCATGATTGGTAATGGTAAAGGTTACGCTAAAGACAATTTATCTAGACAAAGACCAGGAATAAGCAAAAGATTATCATACTCTCAATTAGAGGATTTGTATTCGTCTAATTCAATGGCGAAAAACATTGTAGATATTCCAGCGGAAGATTTAACTAGAAATGGTTGGAATTTAAAAATGAAAGATGAACAGGCAAAAACTTTGTACGAAAGTAAATTAAGACAGCTAAAAACAAAGGATCGTTTGCAACAATTATTTACCTACGAACGATTATATGGTGATGGCTTTGTCAGCATTGGAACTATTGAAAAAAGTAATTACTCATTGGATAAACCATTGAATCTTGAAAACATTAAAAGAGTGCCCTATATTAATGCATTTTCAGGAAAGAAAATAAGTAACCGAATTATTAATGAAGATGTATTTAGTCCTAATTATGGTCAGATAGAATCTTTTGAGATTAATAATAGATCAAGAGATGCTCGCATTGAATTATTACCTAATTCAACGTATAGCACTACGACAAAGATTCATCATTCACGAGTTTTACATCAGCAAAATCTTCGTTTTGAAGATGAACTTGTAGGTTCATCTTTGCTTGATAATCTCTATGATATTTTAACGGTAGTAGATACTTCTATCTGGTCTGTAGGGCAAATTCTATATGATTATATATTCAAAGTATATAAATCAGCGGATGTAAGTAATCTTACATCAGAAGAAAAGTTAGAAATTGCAATGAAAATGGATTATAAGTTTAGAACAGAAGCTCTGGCTATTATTGATTCAGAAGAAAGTTTAGGAAAAGAAAGTTCTTCAGTATCTGGTATTGGAGATCTTTTAGATTTTGTTTGGGATTACTTAGCAGGAGCTGCTCGAATGCCTAAGACTGTTTTAAAAGGTCAAGAAGGCGGAACTGTTACTGGAGCACAATATGATGTTATGAACTATTATTCTCGTATAACTGCTATACAAGAGAACCAGTTAAGACCACATCTTGAATATCTTATTCGTTGTTTGATGTGGGCAGAAGATGAGTGCAATGGTCGTCTTGATCCAGATTCAATCGAGTGGTCTATTGAATTTAATCCTTTATGGAATGTGGATAGTAAGACTGATGCTGAAATTAGAAAACTTACTGCAGAAGCTGACAAGATATATATTGAATCAGGTGTAGTAGCTCCAGATGAAATCGAAGAAGCAAGATTTGGACGATTTGGCGTAACTGAAACATCAAAATTTAATGCAGATAGTTTGTCTAGGGATGAGCTAGATAAGATGGCTGCTATAGTTTATGAAAATTACAAACAGGACAGAGATAATGAAAAATAATCCGAAAACCCGTTATCCTCTGCGTTTAGAAGAAAACTACGCCAAAAATATCCAGAAACTTATAAATGAAATTGAAAAAGTCTTATTATATGAATTTGATAAACATCTAGCTTCTAAAATAGATGAATCAAGACTAGTCAATGATTCAAGATTTATTCAAGATGGATTATTCGATACAGCATCTAAACTGGTAAAAAAAGTACAAACCTATTTTTTAGGCATTTTTCAAAATAGAACAGCACAAAAAATTGTTCGTAAGCATATAAGAAGTGTTAATACATTTAATAAATCTAATGTAAATGCTCAATTAAAATCCAGAGGAATAAATCCTTTAGAAAATGAAATTTGGTTAAATAACTATATGAAAGCTAAAATATCGGAAAATGTTAGTTATATTACCAATATTCGTGATGACTACTCGCAAAAATTTGAACAGATTATTTATAGAGGAGTCACTAGTGCTAAATCATCTAGTGAAATCAGAGATGAACTAGTTAAATTAACTGAAATGTCATTGAAAAGAGCCTCTTTTATTGCACGTGATCAAACTGGAACAATTCTTGGGCAACTTAATAGTGAACGGCAAAAAAGAGCAGGATTTCGTGCTTTTCGATGGAGCGATAGCGGAGATGAAAGAGTTCGAGATTCACATCGAGAGCGAAATGGAAAAATCTATTTTTATGCAGATAATCCATTATTACCAGGTGAAGAATACAATTGCCGATGTGTTGCTGAACCTGTTGATGAGGATAGCATAATGGAAAAATCATAATTAAAGGAGGTGATATAGATGGTTAAAGAAAAGAAAGCTATTGATAAGGAAACAAAAGAGGTAAAAGAAGTACTTAAACCTAATAGCAAAACGACACATACAGTTTCTAAAGATGAAACAGCAAGTGAAATAGCGACTAAGTACCATATGAGTCTAAAAAAATTACTTGTTATTAATAATTTAGATTCTGTAAAAGAAATCAAGGAAGGTGTTAGTTTAATCGTCGAGTAGGAGTTGACAAAATGGTAATTAGATATGATAAAGCCTTCATTCAGGATTTTAAAGAAACTGATGAAGGTTATTTGACGATCACTGCGTGCCCGATTACTCGTCCAGGAGTTTTTCCTTATCGTCGAACTGACGGAGGAGTGTCAATGGAAGCAAAGTTACCTGATGAATTATTTTCAAAAACAACGGTACTTTCAGCTAATGCTAAGCCAATGACTGACGATCATCCAACAGAACCAGTAACAGCAGCTAATTATAATAAATATTCAAAAGGCATGACTCATAATGATGCGCATGTTTTAGATAATAAATTAGTGGTCTCGTTTACTATTACAGATGTTGAGACAATCAAAAAAATTAACGATGGGAAACGTGAATTGAGTATCGGTTTTCAAGCAGATGTTTCCAAAGAAACAGGTATTTATAATGGCATGCAATATGATTCTGTGCAAAGGAATATGCTAATTAATCATATTGCAATAGTTGATGAAGGCAGAGCTGGTCCAGAAGTTGCTATACGTGGCGATTCAGTTGCTTTCATGATTGATTCAAAAGATAAACAAACAGGAGGAAATAACATGTCAAAATTAATTATTGATTCAAAAGAATTTGAAGTAGACCCAATTGTAAAAGCAAAATTTGAATCTTTAGAAGCAAAATTAGATGCAGCAAAACAGCGTAACACCAATATTGAAAAATTAGAAGGTGAGCGTGATGCTTTAAAAGCTCAAATTGATGAGTTGAATAAAGAAATTGCTGAAGCAAAGAAAAAAGAGGTAACTGGTGATGCGTTAGATAAACTTGTTCAAGATCGTGTTGATTTAATTAGTAAAGCACAGAAGTTTCTTGGTGATTCAGCTGATTTTTCTGGTAAATCTGATCGAGAAATTAAAGAATCTGCAATTGCTAAAATATCACCTGATTTTAAAGGTGATGGAAAATCAGATGATTATATTGCAGCGTATTTTGATTCAGCTGTAGCACATATTGAGAAAAAAGGATTTACAAATCCTGCTACATTCAACGATGCAAAAAATCAAGATAAAGACAAAGAAAAAGAAGAAGAGATTGAAAAACAAAAAAAAGCTCGATTAAACATGAATAAAAAGGAGGATAAATAATTATGACTATTCCTTATCCAGAAAAATATATGAAACCTGAATTAGGTGTTGGCAAATTAGCAGACTATCAAGATGTGCAAGCTGATAGTCTTGTTGTTGGAGCAGAAGGTTTAGGGTTTGGTGTTGGTGTACAAGTAAAAGAAAATGTTGCAACAGCATATAAAGATGGAAAATTTTATGGTGTTTCTTATGCTAAAAACTATGTAGAAGAAATCCCTTATGGTGACGTTGAAAAAATTGGTAAGTACAAAGAACATGAAATGGTACCAATTTTACGAAAAGGTTCTATTTGGGTGAAAGTAAATGAAGATGTTTTAGCAGGTGAAGATGCCAAAGTATTAAATGGTGGGAATTTTGGTAAAGCTACTACATCAGATACTGTAATTGGTACTTTTAAAACAACAGCATCGTCTGGTAATTTAGCAATTTTACAAATTAATTTACCTTAATGAAAGTTTAGGAGGAAAAATATATGTCAAATGAAGTAACAGCAACTTTAGAAGCACGTGACTTACAAGCGATTGATAATGTTATTTATCAAGCCCCACAAGAGGAGCTTGTAGCACGTACATTATTTAATGTGAAAACAGATATTAATCCAGGAGCGGAAACATACGCATATAATGTTATGACTAGGAGTGGCGCTGCAAAAATTATTGCAAATGGTGCAGATGATTTGCCTTTAGTTGACATTGATATGAAACGTTATCAATCACCAATTTTTACAATTGCTGCTGGTATTCGTTATAGTCGACAAGAAATTCGTCAAGCTCAAATGATGGGAACTTCCATTGATGCAACAAAAGCAGAAGTGGCACGGCGTACTATTGCTGAAAAAGAAAATAGCTTTATTTTTGTGGGAGATCCTAAAGTAAACCATAAAGGTGTTGCGAATGCTGAAGGTATTCAAGTTATTAGTTCACCTAAGAAATGGAAAGAAATGACTAGTGAAGAGATTGTTGAACAATTACGTACATCTCGAGCTAAAATTACTATTATTCCAGGATTTAAAGGATCTAGTCTAAAATTATTGGTTGCTCCAGAACAATATGAAGAATTGAATCGTCGTTATGGTGAATATGATGCACGATCAATTATGAAAGTCGTTCAGGAGAATGGCTGGTTTTCATCTATTGAGCAAGTTTATGATTTAAAAGGTGTAGGTACTGATAATTCTGATTCATTTATTATCATGGATACAAAACCATCAACTTGTGAAATTTTACTTCCAGAAGATATCGTGCGTTTAGAAGTTGAGTGGTCTTTCCCAAATTGGAAAGTACCATTTGTAGAGCGTTGTGGTGGTGCGTTAATTAGAACGCCATATGCAATCGTTCGTGTAGATGGTATTTAAAAAGGGAGGTAAAGATTATGTTAGTACACAATAAAGGTTCATATATTAGACATATCGGAAATATTCGATTAATTCCAGGAGTAAATGATTTAAATAGTTCAGATGCCGAAGCATTTCTTAAAGGTATGGAAATACCGCTAAATAAATCGTTGGAAAAATTAGGAGAGATTGAGATTTTAGATCGTACAACAAAAGGAAAATCAAAAGAAACAGCTGGTTTTACTGAATTGAGTGCCAATAAAGCAGTAGAAGCTGTTTCTGATACTTTTGATTTAGACTTGTTGGAAAAATGGTTAGAAGAAGAGCAAACTAATAAAAATCGAACAACAGTAGTAAAAGCTATTGAAAATCAAATTGATGACATCAAGAATCCAGATGAAGATAGTGTAGTCACACCAGATTAGGAGCGATCTTATGACCAAAAGTACAGTTGATAATGTCCGATTAACAGCTAGTGAATTATCAGGAGTTAGTGATGATGCTATTGAGTTATTTATTGATGATGCTTGGATTGAAGTAAATAGTATTTTTTCTAAAGATGACATAAAAGAAAAAGCTTGTCGTTATTTAGCTTGTCATTTGGCTGTTTTGAACAATCAAAATACGAAATCCGAGCAAGTAGGTTCGTTAAAAAAAGAATATTCAGGTTTTCATTCGTCTTTTACCGATTTAAAAAGAACAGTCTACGGACAAGAATATCTTCGTCTTTATAATAAATACGCTAAAAAAGATTTATTAAATATGGTAGTACTCTAATGAAAATTACCGAAAATAATAGGATTATTAAGCTGATTGAAGAATTGAATCAGCTTAATAAGTATTCATTACAGATAGGAATATTCGGAGAAGATGACTCTTTTATAGCTATGTTGGCTCAAGTTCATGAATTTGGAGTTACTATCCGTCCAAAAGGTAGATTTCTTGTTATACCATTGATGAAGAAATACAAAGGGAAGAATCCAAGTCAATTTGACTTATTTTTTATGCAAACAAAAGAAAATCATAAATTTTTGGTAAGAAATAAGGGGAAAGATCAACTAGAATTTGCTTATATGCTGGCAGAGCAAGTAACAATTCCTGAACGATCATTTATTAGGTCTACATTTGATGAACAATCCAGAGCGTGGTCAGATTATGCACTAACTCTTGTAAAAAAATTAATTGACGGCAAAATGACTGCTACAGAATTAATGAATCGATTAGGATTACGAATGCAGAGAGATATTCAACGAACAATCAGAAATTTATCTGATCCACCAAATTCTCCAATTACAACAAATAACAAAAAATCAAGTAATCCATTAATAGATACAGGAAAACTAAGGCAATCAGTTACTTATAAGGTGGTGAAAAGTTAATGCAAAAAATGAAATTTTCTAGTCTTGTAGAAACCTTTGCAGTTGACTTTCAGCTAGTATTACCATGTGATGAAAATGGAGGAGAATATGTCCATGGTGAATGGATTCCTAAGAACAAGGAGCCTAAAACTGTTTCTGGAGCGATTATTCCGTATGATAATCGAACAATTTATCAAAGTGGAGGAACTCTCACGTCTAGTGATAGACAATTAGCTTATGTAGGTTCAATACCTCTTGGAGCTAAAGTAATCGACAATGGCAGAGAGTATAAAGTAGAAAGTGAAGAGCCATATGCAGAACATTATGCAGATGTAAATCTTTATCGATTGAAGGCGGTGACTAATAGTGTCACAAATTAAACAATCCTTTAATTATGCTGTACTTGTTGATGAATTAATTAGAATTGTAAATACATCGACGGAATGCCAACTTATTGAAAGTAGCACGACAGGACCACAACCTAAAAGACCATTTTTTTCATATGAAATTACTTCGCCATATATTCCTGTTACTGTTGATATCATTGATAATGAAGTGTTTGAATTAGTGGTATCAATTAAATGCCATACTGATTCAAGTATACAAGGGCTCAATTTGTTGGAAAAATTCAGAAAATATTTAAATAGTTTTGACGCTAAAATAAGTTTGCAAAATTCTAAGATTACATTAGTTTCAACCACTCAACCTAAAAAAAGAGATAATTTTATAAGCATTGAATATGAACGGTTATCAGGATTTGATGCTCGTTTTAGAGTTCAAGATAGCTATTTAGACGATGCTATAGTTATTGAAAAGATTGATATTCAGGAGGAAAACAAATGATTGAAAAAATTTCAGATGTTAATGTCAAAATTGATATTATGCATCCACAACCAATAGTTGGTCTTGGTAATCCAGCTATTTTTGTTCAAGGAGCTAAGCAAGACTATAAAGAATATACAAATTTAGAAACATTGGTAAAAGATTTTGCTAATTCAACTAATGTATATAAAAAAGCAGATGCTATTTGGAAACAAGATAATAAACCATATACGATTTCTGTAATTACATTTGCAGAAGATAGCATTGCTGATGCAGCTAAAAGTTATTTTTATAACGATTGGCATTTTGCTTTGTTAGCTAATTATGAAGAAAATGATGCTTTAGCTTTATCTAATCTTATTGAAGAAAATGAATTTAAGTTTTTAGTTCTTCAAACGAGTACAATTGAAGAATTATCTGTTTTTGCAGGTAATAACTTAACAATTGGACTAGTTCATCCATCAGAAGAATATTTCGATGCAGCGTTAATTGGTAATACAGCTAATTTAACCGTTGGAAGTGTTACTTGGAAATTCCGTCATGATTTAGTAGGAATTACTGCCAATCCATTAACAGCAGGACAACTCCAAGAAATTGATAGAGCTAATGCTATTGCATACGTTACAAAAGCGGGAATCCCTCAAACTTCTGAAGGAAAAACATTAGGTGGGGAGTTTATCGATTCGTTGCATGGTGATCATTGGGTAAAATCAAATATTGAAACAAAAGTACAACGATTATTATCTACTACAGACAAGTTAACTTTTGATTCTAACGGAATTGCTTTACTTGATACAACTGTTGCTAATGTGTTGGAAACAGCATTTACAAACGGGATTATCGATATTGTTGATGAAACAGGCGTTGGTAACTATAGTGTTACAGCTTTAAGTCGTCAAGAATTAAATCCAGATGATGTTGCAGCACGGAATTATAAAGGATTATCGTTCAAATACAAACGTTCTGGAGCAATCCACACAGTAGATGTTACTGGAACAATTGAAGTCTAAAGGAGGAATTAGCTAATGCAAAGTATGACAACTTATGATGCGAAAGAAGTATCTACTATTATTGATAATGTCGTTCAATTTGGTTTCCAAGATGGCGACATGGTATCTTTTTCAAAAGATAATTCATATATTGAAGTACAAACAGATGCACAAGGACAATCTAGTGCTGCTAAAAACAATGATAATTTGGGAACATTTACAATTAATTTATCTCAAAATTCACCTTGCAATAAGCAATTAATGGCTCTAGCAAATGGTCGTAAAGAATTTTCAATTTCTGTTACGCATTCTACAGAAAAAGCTTGGGCATCAAAAGCCTATATTGAAAAAACACCTGATGGTTCATTTGGTAAAGGTGTTCCAACTCGTTCTTATACGATTAAAGCATTAGATTACAAACACGAATATAACTAAGCGCTTAACATCTCGTTAAGTGCTTTTTATTTAATTTTAGGAGGAATTTATCATGGCAAAAAAAGATGAAGTAAAAGAATTAGAAGCAAAAAATAATATCCCAGAAGCAGAGAAAAAACCATTTAATAAATTTGGTAAACAAGAAAAACATACGGTTGAAGGCGTGGAATATACTTTCCAATTTCCAGGAACTCGTGCAGCGCAAGCCATTTTAGATAATTCAAAAGGTCCATCAAATACATTTTCTGATGTTGCCTATCATTCTCAATTGATGGATTCAGTTATTGTAGCACCTAAATTAGATTGGGATTATTGGGATGAACATGAAGGATATCGCGAGGTTATGGCTTTGGCCGATAATTTTCTTGGTCGAATGCTTAACTAGTCCAAATCCAAGAATTATTGAAAGGAAAGTACAAAAAGATATGTTTAGGTGGCTGCCTGTTATCGCAGGCATTGCCACTAAAGAAGAAGTTGAATTAGCTACAGCAGAGGAATTAGCTGTTTGGAACGAAGTAGCATATCAAAAAATAAATCTAACTAAATCAAGAGGAGGTGTCATCTAATAATGGCTGATGCATTACGTAGTTCGGTAATTGAGCTCGATTGGAAAATTAATAATAAATCTTTAGAACGCGCAAACGAAGAAACAGATAAAATTATTGCTAAAGCTGCACGAATGGAAGGAACTTATCAAAATTCAGCAAAGTCCATAGATGGCGCCACCTCCTCTTTAAAAAGAAACAGCGAAGGTTTAAAACAAAACACAGATAGAGTTGTTCAATTTGGAAATAGAGCAAAAGATTCTATGCAAAAAACAACAAACTCTGCCAAACAAACTGAAAAACAAGTAAAAAATGTCGGAAATCAGTTTGAAAAGAGTAAAAATTCTGCAAGTATTTTTGCTCAATCTAGTGCAACCTCTCTAAAATTAGTTGGAAAAGCTGCGAAAGGCGTTCAAACAAGCATTGACCATATAGGTACTGTAGCAACAAAGACCTCAGACGTTACTTGGAATGCGTTTACTAAGATTAGAAATGGTGCAGTAGTAGCAAGTGCTGCAATCGTAGGAGCTGGAAAAAAAGCTTTTGATTATGCATCTGATACAAATGAAGCTTTAAATAAAGTAGAGGTTGCTTTTGGTTCGCATAATCAAATGGTTAAAGAGTGGTCAAAATCTACGATTGATAATATTGGGTTAGCACGAGGAACAGCTTTAGATTTAGCAGCTACATACGGAGATATGTCAACCTCAATGGGTATTAGTACAGAAGAAGCTGCGAAAATGTCTACTTCCTTAGTTGATTTAGCAGGAGATCTTGCTTCATTTAAAAATATCGGAATAGATCGTGTAAATACTGCTTTAAATGGTGTATTCAGTGGTGAAACCGAAGCATTAAAGAGTCTAGGTATTGTAATGACCCAAACTAATTTGGAACAATTTGCAATGTCTACTGGTGCTTTACAATCATCTGTTGATCATTCTAAAGCAGCTAAAAATGCATTAGCTAGAGAAAAAGCGCAAGATAAATTAAATAAGGCTATAAAAAAATACGGTAAGGATTCAATTGAAGCAAGAGAAGCACAGTTAAAATTAACTGAAGCTGAATCCAAAGGAGAAGAAGTACAACAAGCAAAATTAGATTCTTTAAGTCAGGAAGAATTAGTACGATTACGTTATAACTATGTAATGGCAAAAACAAAAAATTCTCAAGGTGACTTTGCAAGAACAAGTGATCAAGCAGCGAATGCAACCCGTGTTTTTTCTGAATCCATAAAAGAAACATCTGCAAAAATAGGTCAAGGCTTGCTTCCAATATTCACTCCTTTAATTATAAAAGCAACTGATTTTGTAAGAAAAGGCGAAAAAATACCAGACATGTTAGAGCGTGTCGGAGAAAAGATTGAACCGACAGCGAAACAAGTTATGAAGTACTTTGGAAAAGCAAAAGATTATTTTGTTGATGAAGTAATTCCTACAGCTAAAAAGGTTGGAAAAGCTATAGGACCAGGTATTACAGAAGGTGCTAAAGACATGTTCAATGTAATAGATAAAGGATTTGAATATGTTATTAAGCCAGGTATTCGCGTCCTAAAAGAATTTACCAATGATAATCCAGAAGCTATGAAACAAGTCGGAAAATGGGCCTCTTACGGAATTACAGGCCTACTTGGTTTTAAATTAGTAGGTAAACCATTATTAGGTGTTTCTAAAGGGATTCTTGGAATTATTGGAAAACTAGAGAAGCTTGGCAATACAGCACAAAGAGAAGCTTTTAAAACAAAAAAAGCTTTAGAAGATGTTGAGTCTACTACACAAATAGCTAGTACACGAACTCAAGCTAAACAAGGTACACTTCCAATTACACCTGTTGGGAAAGTAGGAAAAGGTGCTAAAATTTTAGGTGGAGCAAAAAGCTTTACTAAATCAGTACCTCTATTTTCTTATATTTCAGCAGGTTTAACTTTAACTCAGATTAATAAAGACAATAAATTCGAAAAAATTGGAGACTCTTTAGGAACTATTGTTGGTGGAGCACTAGGTGCTAAAGCAGCTACATGGGCTGGAGCTAAATTAGGTGCAGTAGCAGGAACGGCATTCGGTCCAGTAGGTACTTTAATTGGTGGCATTTTAGGAACTACAGCAGGTTCCATTTTCGGAAGTAAATTTGGAAAGAAATTACAAGAAAAGTGGCCTGATATTTCTGAAAAATTTGGTAAATTATGGGAATCTTCAAAAGATAATTTCTTATTAGGTCCTTTAGTTCAAGGAATTGATGAAGCATTAAAACATGCTAAAGCAGGAATAAAAGAAATTAGACAAGAAACAAAAGATTTATTTAAGAATCCTTTTGATAATAAAGTTAAATCTGGCAATGGAGTATCAAAACAATCTGCTAAGCGAGTTAATTCCTACCTTAAAAATTACGATAAAATTATTAGCAAAGATACTGAAAGTAAGATTGCTGGACGTGTTCTTACTGATGAGGAAATAGCAGAAAGAAATAAAATTTTAAGCGATATGGAGAAACAAGTAACTAATCGCTTAGAAGGAAAGAAAAACAAATCTTATAAGAATATTGATAAATTATCAGAATTAGGTATTCTTAGCGATAAAGATGTTCAAAGTGCAAAAGCAGTAAGTACTGAATTAGCAACTTTCCGTAAAAGAGCATATTCAGATAATGTTAATGAATTAAAAAAATTAGAAAAAGAAGAACATGATGCTGGAATTCAAGCTGCTGAAAGATATACTGCTAGAATTAATGCTATTAAAGAAAAAGCACGTCAAGAAAATCGTAATTTATCTAAAAGTGATTTAGAAGAAATTGAATCAAATGAAAAAAGTGCTGCAGCAGCAACTCGAGTTGTACAAGAAGAGTATGCGCAAAAAAAAGCTGCTTTGAATGAAAACATGAAAAGACAAGCTGTCGGCGCTCTTTCAGAATCTGCAAAAGAGCAAAAAATCATTATGGGTAATTTAAAAAATACATCTGGTGAGATTAGTGCACAGCAAGCTGCAGATATTGTTTCTGCTTCTTATAAAGCAAAAGAAGGAGCTATAAAATCTGTGAATGAAAAATATGCTGAAACTAAACGTATTTTAGATGAAGAAAGATATGTTAATGGAACAATTACTCAAGCACAATATGAAGAAGCTCTAAAAAAAGCACAGGAACAAAGAGATGGTGTAGTTTCACAAGCAGAGAAACAGCATGAAGAAGTTGTGACTCAAGCGAAGAAACAAGCAGAAGGCCATTTAGAGCAAGTAGATTGGGAAACTGGTGAAACGTTGTCTAAATGGGATGTTTTCAAGAAAAGTTCTAAAAAGAAATTTAAAGAAATTTGGGATGGAACAGTTGAAGGAGCTAAAAATTTTGGTAAGTCTTTTGGAGAGGCTATCGATAAAGTTGTTTCTAGTGCTTTAGAAACATGGGATAATTTCAAAACAGGATTAGCTGATAAAGTAAATGCAGTAACAGGCGGAATTAACGTTGTATTAGACTTTTTTGGAATTAAAAAAATACCTAAATGGGAACCTAACACACCTAATTCTACGAAAAATAAGAAAGGTCGTTCCTTTAGCACGGGGTCTCGTGGAGCTTCTTATAGTGGACAAGCCTTAGTTGGAGAAGAAGGTGTTGAATTAGCATACAACAAAAGTACTTCTTCTATGCGTTTATTAGGGGAAAATGGTCCTGAAATAACAAATGTTTCTTCAGGTGAACGAATTTTAAATCATACAGATACAAAGGCTGTGTTAAATGGTGGAATGGGTCAAGGTACAGTCTTGCCAGGTTTCCATAAAGGTAAAGGAAATGGAATTTCTGATTTTGTTGCTAGCGCTAAGGATTTCGGTGCAAATGCTGTTGATAAATTAAAAGACTTTGGATCTAATGCAGTAGATAAAGCAAAAGAAATAGGAACGAAAGCTATAGAAAAAACTAAAGATATAGCGGAAACAGCAAAAGATTGGTTATTAGACCCAGTAGGAAAAGTAACAAGTTTATTTAAGAAACATAACACATATAAAAAAGGCAATAATGTCCAAGGTTTAGGATATGGTGTCATGAATAAATTAAAAGATTCTAGTGTTGAATGGGTAAAAAATAAACTTGAAGCTTTTAAAGGATTTTTTGATTCAGAAGACGGTGGAACTTTTGGTTCAGGAGCTTTTGCCCCACATTTTGGTTCTCCGTTTGTTCGCACTTCTGATTACGGCAAGCGACCAGGTCTTTATGGTGATTTTCATACAGGAATTGATTACGCTGCTCCAATGGGAACGCCTATTCCTGCTCAACATCCTGGTCTAGTCGATTGGGTTCAATCCTCTTCTATTGGATTAGGTGAACATGTAGGTGTTAAAGTTGCTAATAACTTATGGGCAATGTACGGACATATGAGCCGAATCAGAGCTAAAAAAGGTGAACAAGTTAAAGCTGGAGAAATAATTGGTAATGTTGGTTCTTCTGGATGGTCAACTGGTCCTCATGTTCACTATGAACTTAGAAAAGGCGGTCCAAATGGTCAACATGTCAATCCTGATACCTATGGTGGTGCACCTGTGGCTGTTGGAGCAGCAGGATGGGAACCACAAGTTAGGAAAGCTGCCAAACAAATGAATCAACAAGTTAGCGATTCAGAAGTTAACGGTATTTTAGCTCAAATTCAGAGAGAATCTAGTGGAAATCAAAGCATTATCCAAAGTTCTGCTGTTTGGGATGTAAACACAGCTAGTGGAAATCCAGCTAGAGGTTTGCTTCAGTATATTCCACAAACTTTTGATGCATATAAAGTACGTGGTTACGAGAACATTATGAATGGTTTCCATCAATTAATGGCATTTTTCAATAATTCAAACTGGAGAACAGATTTGCCATATGGACGTTCTGGATGGGGACCTACTGGACATAGAATCAGAGCTTATGCTAAAGGAGGGCGTCCTTCAAAAGGGGAAACTGTTTTAGTAGGAGAAAATGGTCCAGAGTTGTTTGAAGCAGACACAGCAGGAACGGTACATCCGCATGAAAAAACTAAAGAACTATTCAAACAAGGAACGCCAGCTGTTAATTTTAGTCCTAATATTACTATTAATGTAGGAGATAGTACTGATAAATCCGTTGTTGGTGATATTAGAGATGCTGTAAAAAAAGTGTTAGAAGATGAATATGCAAAATTGCTTAATATTTTAGGAACAGGAGAGGTTGTTTAATGGGATACATTCAAAGTGGTAAGTCTAAAATAGAAATTGTAAACGTTAGTGAAAATATAACTAGTGCTGCTAATGTATCTCAATATCCTGTTGAGTCAGGAGCGCCGATTACTGATCATATGATGTATACAGGAGGTCCAGTCACAATTAGTGGCTGGATTCTTGCTAAAAATGGTAATGCAGCAGAACAAGCATATAATACATTGGTTTCTTGGCAAAAAGATGTGCGTTGGATTGTTTATCGAGGTCGATCATATTTTAAAAATGCTGTAATACAGGATATCAGCAAAGGATATGACACTGTGGAAAATGGATTTAATATAACTATTACGTTGCAACCGATTCGTGTAGCTAAAACTATTTGGGAAAAAATCCCACAACCACCAGTTGCAAAACAACCTTCAAAACCAAGTAATGCAGTATATGTGACAGTTCAGCCTGGAAATACTTATTGGGGATGGTGGCAACAATACGGAACGCCTATCCAACAACTAAGAGATTGGAATAAATGGCCAGATAGATTTATTCCAATAGGTGCTCGAGCGCGTGTGAAATGAGGTGAGTAAATGTCTTTAAGAGCGTATATTCCTATTGATAAATATTCTTTACCTGAAAGATTTGAAATTCCTTTAGGAAATACTCACTATATTTTTGAAGTTGATTATAATCGTACAGAACAATTTTTTACTGTAGATTTATATGATATGGAATTTACTCCACTAGTAATTGGAGAACGAATGGTAATTAATGAAAGACTTTGGCAAGATATTGTAGATACTCGATTACCTTCTGCAGATTTAATTCCTATGGATGAAGCAGGTTCTGCTAAAGAAATAACTTTTGAAAATTTCGGTGTTCAAGTCTTTCTTTATATTGATGATTTACCTCCAAACTATAATGTGCCAAGCTTGGAAAGGGAAGATACTTAATGGGAAATACACAATGGCAACGTTTATTACAAATTGAAATACATGATAAAAATGGTAAGAATCGAGTTTTATTAAGAGCTGATTCAGGTAGATTAGATCGGTTAGAAATTCATTTTACAGCACCATTTTCTGATTCTCCTAATCCGTCTGAAGTTAGTGTGACAATATATAATTTAAATCAAAAAAGCATTAATTTTATTAAGAAAGGAAATCCAGTTTATATTCATGCTGGATATGCAGGAACTTCACATGGAGTTATTACATCTGGAACAATAGCAGAAGTAAAACCATCTGTTCTGAATGGTGTAGATAGAGCGACAACCTTTACTTTTTTAGAAGGAAAAGATTATTCAGAACAAAAAGAAGTAAATATTACTTTTAATAATGGAACTGATGCAAATACAATAATAAATCGGGTTGCTAGAGAAGCAAATATTCCGTTGGCAGAAATAAAATTAAAAAATAACAAAATATACGGTTCAGGATATACCGCTGATGGCCAAGCAATGACAATTTTGGAAGAAATTGCTAAAGCTTGTGATACATCATTATATTTTAAAAGAGGTCAACTTGTAATCAAAAATTTTCGTGATGGAAATAAAGAACGATATAAATTAAGCCCTGATACAGGGCTTATTAATCAACCGACAAGAGTTGAAAGTCGTGATTATACGGGTTGGTCTATAGAATGTCTTTTACAACATAAAATTACTACAGGTACAGCAGTTTATATTGATTCAAAAAACGTAAAAGGAAATTTTTATGTAAAAAATGGACAGCATTCTTATGATGGTACTCGATTTGTTACAACATGTGAGGTGGTTACCTAATGAATGAAGTAGACTTAGTTTTTTTTCGATCCTTTAAAAATAGAATTTTAAAGGAAATTAATGTTATGCAATTATGTCGAGTTGTTAACATTAAAGGCACAAAAGCTGATGTACAACCACTAGCTTTAAAATCAGATGGAAGTAAAAGAGCATTGATATTAAATGCTCTTATTACTAAACATTGTCAGTCTGATATTTCTCAAGGAGTTGTTGTAGTAGTAGCTTTTTGTGACCGTGATATTGATAATTACAGAAACTCTGCTGACTATTCGTTATCATCTGATAGAATGCATAGTCAAAATGATGCTGTAATTGTAGGAGTGATTGCCTAATGCGTGATTTGAAATTAGTTAATGGTGATTTATCTATTCTCGATTATGATATTTTATTGGTTGAAGATAATTCAGAACTTACACAAAGTGTATTTATGATTTTATCCATTCGATTAAAGGAATTTAAATTAGATCCATCGGTTGGTTTGGAAAGTGAGAATATGCTTGGTAAAAATTACAATGAAGACTATTTGAAACAAGATATAACAGAAGCGATTTTAGATCAAGAACCTAGAATTAATAGCATTGAAAATATAGAAATTGTAAGAAATAATAGAAAATTAGATATTAAAATAAGTATGCTATCAATCTTGAATGAGGAAATGGAGGTACGAATAAATGTTGGATGAAAACGGATTTAAACGGAAAACATATAATGAATTGCTTTATGATATGTCTGAAAAAGCAAAAGCTTTGTTTGGTTCGGATGTTAATGTTTCAGGACATTCTGTTCTGGGAATCATTATTCGTATTGTTGCATGGTTTTTATCTATTTCTCATGAATTGACTGAAAGGGTTTATTATAGTGGATTTATTAGTCAAGCAACAGGTGTTTCATTAGATCGTTTAGGCGCAAATAATGGTATTTATCGTAATCCTGCAACAGTTGCGGTAGTTGAACTAGAATTTTCTGGAAAAGCTGGTTATGTCATTAATGAAGGTGTATGTTTTTCTACAGAAAATAAAATAATGTTTCAAATGATTGATGTAGTTAAAATTGATGATAGTGGTTTTGGTAAAGGACATGCAATTTCTTTAGAAAAAAATGCAAGTTCAAATGTACCTGCAAACACTATTACAGTTCAAGTTGAACCTACAGAAGAAATAATCTCTGTTAATAATCCTGCTAGAGCTGAAGGTGGTGCAGAACGTGAAACAGATAAGGCTTATCGTGATAGAATTGGTATTTCTGTCCGAGGGAATCCAGGACCACCTATTAATGGAATATTAACAGCATTATTAGAAGTTAGCGGAGTACGAACTGCAAGTGTTGTTGAAAATAAAACTATGAAAACAGACTCATATGGAAATCCACCTAAGTCAGTTCATGTGCACATTTTAGGTGGTGTGAAAGAAGATATTGGACAGGCAATTTTTAAAAGTGTGGCAGCAGGAATTGATACTGTTGGTGCAGAAGAAGTGGAAGTAAAAGATTTAGGAGGATTTAGCCATATTGTTAAATTTGATTATGCAAAGGCAGTTCCTATATTTGTAAATATTTCTATTCAAGTAGACTCGAAATTTGAAGAAAGTGGAACAGAAAAACTTAAAACTGTGGTAAATAATTACATCAATAATCTGACTATGGGAGAAGTAGTCAGATTTTCTTATATTTATCCTCTTGTCTATCAAATACCAGGTATTGTTGTTGCTGATGTGAAAATTGGATTATCTGCAGAAGCTACGGAAGCGAAAGATATCAAATTGAAGCCTGATGAGTCAGCTGAATGTATACCAGAAAATGTGGTGATTACAAATGTTGAAAAAACTTAAGGATTATTTGCCAGATGTATTTAATCGAGAAAATTCAAATATATTGAAATTATTCGAAATATTTGAACTTGAAATTAAAGAATTAAATGATTTGCTACACAAAATTGCAAAATGGCGTTCAATAGATGAAGCGCAAGGAAAAAGTTTAGATGAACTAGGAGCAAATGTAGGGCAAGCGAGAGGGAAAACTACTGATGAAATTTATCGGGTGTTGATTCGTGGAAAGATGTCAAGAAATACAAGCGATGGAACAATAGACAAAATGCTACATGCAATTTCAACTTCACTAAATTGTCAACCGAGTGATATACATGTTATATCAGCAAATGAAACAATAGATGAAAAGGAGCCAGCGTGTATTATTATAAAAAAAGCACCTTTAGACTCTTTAAATAGCTCTGGATTAAGTATTAATCAATTTTTACAAATTGTTGAAAGTATAAGTGCTGGTGGAGTTAGAATAGCATATGTTCATTTAGAAGGAAGTTTTTCTTTTTCAAGCACAAATGATTTAGAAAGTAGCGTTGAAGGATTTGCTGATATTGAAGGTACTGTCGGTGGTACTTTAGGTGGAGTATTTATTCCTGCAGAAGATTACAAATTACCAATTTAACAAAAGGAGATTGATCTAAATGAAATTTATACAAGAATTACCGACTTGGTTAGCTTCAGGAGTTAAACCTCCAGAAAGTTTAATTAACAATGGTTGGAAAGCTTCACAAAAGCCTCCTGCTGATTATTTTAATTGGTTTTTTTTTAGAACCCATGAAGCTTTAAAAGAATTACAAGAAAAAGCAACACATATAGAAGATTTTGATAATCATAAATCTAATAAAGCAAATCCTCATGGAGTTACCGCTAGTCAGGTTGGATTGGGGAATGTATTGAATCAAAAACAAGCAACAAAAGTTGAATTTGACGCACATACTCAAAATAATACTAGACACGTTACAGAAGAAGAAAGAACATTTTGGAATGAAAAAGCTGATGCGGTCCATAATCAATCTTGGGACACAATTACTGATGTCCCAGAGGCAACGATTACGAAAAAAGGAATTGTTAAATTAACAGATTCAATAACAAGTACAGACGTATATACAGCAGCAACACCTAATTCAGTAAAAAATGTTAATGATGAGTTAGAAAATCATAAATCTAATAAAGCAAATCCTCATGGAGTTACCGCTAGTCAGGTTGGAACATATAGTTCTGGAGAAATTGATAAAAAATTTGTAGCAAAAACAGCATATGCTAATGATTTAGATAAAAAAATTGATAAAAGTGCTTTTAATGCATCAGGACAGCATATTTCATTTAATGGTATTACTATTCATGTTCAAAAATCAAATACAATTGTTGTATGTAATGTAGAAGGAATTTTTAAAAAGGGAAAAGTTAATGGGTGGCATGAGGTTTCTACTAAATTAGAAAATAATTATAGACCAGTAAATATGATTATTAAGATACCTTTTACTATAAATATCGCAAATACTATTCAAACTAATAAATATGGAGCGATACAAATAGAGCCTTCAGGACGAATAATGATTAGAACTTATGGATTGCAAAATGATAATGTGGAATTTGGTGGAAGTGCGACGTGGATAAGATAGAAATATTTCAGAAAGTAGGTAAGTAGTTTTGATTGAAGAATTTGTAAGAGGTTTATTAACAAATCCAGAGCAAGTAACATTTACAACTCTATTTGTTGGTTTATTTATTTGGGTGATGAAACAAAATAATGATCGTGAGCGTAATTATCAAGAAACAATTGGAAAGCTTGCGGACTCGTTAAAAGATGTTGAGGACATCAAGACGACAGTAGAAAAAATTCATGAAAAATTAAATTGAGGTATGGCTCTAAGCCATGCCTTTTTATTATTAATTTTAGGAAGGTGTTTTTATGAAAAAAACTGTTAAATTATTAGTAGCTGGCGCAATGACCTTAGGTTTGATGTTACCAGTTGGTGTAGATGCTTATCAAATTGAACAAGACCCAATCAATTTTGGCGGTTATTTTCCTGGCTATGCAACCAATGAATTAATTGTGTTACATGAGTCAGGAAATGGAAACAATGTTGGTCCAAACAGTTTAGATAATGAAACAGCATATATGAAACGAAACTGGCAAAATGCCTATGTTTCCTATTTTGTTGGTTCTGGTGGTCGAGTGAAACAATTAGCACCAGCAGGGCAAATTCAATGGGGCGCAGGACCAACAGCGAATGCAAAAGCCTATGCACAAATCGAATTAGCTCGAACGAATAACAAAGAAACGTTCAAGAAAGACTATGCAGCCTATGTTAATTTGATTCGTGATTTAGCAACTCAAATCGGAGCAACGTTTGACTTAGACGATGGTACAGGATACGGAATCGTATCGCACGATGGGGTGTCTAAAACTTGGTGGGGTGATCATACCGACCCATATGGATATTTAGCAAGTTGGGGAATTAGCAAAGCACAATTAGCACAAGATTTACAAACTGGACTTCCAGAAGATGGTCACGATGTTATTGTAAATCCTGGCAAACCAAACAAGCCTAAATATAAAGTAGGGCAGAATGTTCGCTTTACAACGATCTATAAAAACCCAGATGCGCCAATCGAACAACACATTAATGCAGATACTTTATGGACTCAGGTTGGTACAATCACACAGAAATTAGACGGTCGTAAAAACCTATATCGGATTGAAAATAGCGGTAAATTATTAGGTTATGCAAACGATGGCGATATTGCGGAATTGTGGGAAAATAGCAAACCTAAGCCAGCTAAAGTTTTTACTATCGGTGTGAATGAAGGGATTGTGTTACGTACTGGCTCACCTAGTCTGTATGCGCCAGTATATGGTATCTGGCCAAAAGGCGCACAATTCCGATATGATTCTGTTCACGTGGCAGACGGCTATGTTTGGCTAGGTGGAACAGATTCAAACGGAACAAGAATTTATATTCCTGTTGGTCCAAATGATGGTGACCCAAGCAATACATGGGGAACAGGATATTAAGCAAAAAAAGTATTGAAAAATCTCTCAAAATTTTTTATAATATCCTTACATTTGGTACATTATTAAATTTCTCGTTCACACTCTATCGATGATTGATAGGGTGCTTTTTATTGTTGAAATTTAGAATAAATTTATGTAAAATTTGATTAGGCTTTAGTGGAAAATACATCACTTCTAACAAATTTATTCGTGAAAAGAACAGCTAGTTTGGCTGTTCTTTTCTATTTATATAAATCATTTGTTTTAATGATGATAGTTATTACATAATATATAGAATAAACATTGAATTTTAAGTATATATTCGATAAAATAATTATAGATTGTTCATCTGAGAAACTTTGATTTTACAAGGTTTTATCACTCGAAAAGCTCCTACTGTACTGTCTTTCAGTAGGAGCTTTTTTTGTTTAAAGCTATTGAAGTTTTTCAAAAAATAATTTAAACTAGCTATGATCTCTCATGAGGTCATTTGGTTTCTCGATGCGCTTTATTCATATTTGTAATAAAGCGCATTTCTTTATTGAAAGATAAAATAAATTTATATAAAATAAGTTTGTACCTTTCAAAATAGCTTTTTTTTCATAAAAAAGAGCGTTCTTTATATTCTAATCGGTGATAGAGTTGCTTTGAAAGTAACTCTATTATTTTTTGCCATAAATAGCTTGAAATTTAGAAAAAATAGGTCTAAAATATAGTTACTTTTTAATAATTCATACATTGACCTTCTTTTATGAGAGTATAAGAAGGGTGCACCTATCTTTTTCCAAGTCCTAAGATAGGTGCATTTTTTTGTTGAAATTCAAAAAAGAAAGCGGTAAAATGTATTTACCAAACAGTTTTATTTTTCATTTTATTACTACCTCTTGCCGCCTTTCCCAAACGAGGCGGCAACTTTTTACATAAAAATTATTGAACTCAAAAAACAGACCACTTTTCCTGATTAGGTGGTCTGTTTTATATAATGATGTAGAAGCTTTTTAAATGAATTTCAAAAAATTTTTTTTTCGAATTAGTACGTAAACATTAAATGATAGAAATAGAATAAAAATAATAAATTTTATTATGCCATCATTTTTGAAATCAAATATATCTTTAACAGATAATATCCAATTAGAGTTTCCTAAAGCTTTTAAAACTAAAGAAAATAGAAAAAGATCTATAAAAAAGAACAAACTAAAGTATAACGTAGGATGTTTATGACTAACTGCACATGTACAGTTGTTTTCAGTACATGTGCAACTTTTTAATTTTAATCCTGTTAATTTAGAAATGGCATTAAAAGAAAAGAATATAATGAGTATGAGAATTATTGCAGATAAAGATATATACATAAGAATTTTAGAAATAGGAGTTTCCGATAAATTATCACCGATAGCTCCAATTTGGGACAAACCTCCAAATACAGAAAAAATGATTGTAGAAAATATCCCCATCATACTGAGAAAGTCTATAGTCATTTTATCGTATTTAGTTTTATATTTTATATATTTTTGTTCAGTTTCTTTAAGAGCTGTGTTAATTTCAATATATTTTTTTTCTAATTTTGCAAATTCTAGTTTTTGTTCTATGTATAAACTATTCTTTTGGCTTAACGCTAGACTAAGATGTTCAGTAGTTTTTATCAAAACAGAGATAGCTTTTTCATCTTCAATAGTTAGGTTATTTTTTTGTTTTTTTTCTTCAAATTGCTTTGTGATAAATTCTTTAAGATCAGAGATAAATCCATCGGTATAATTTTCTTCATCAGTAAATACTAAACTAGTTAAATTGGAATATGGGAGAGCTGCAGGATTTATTTTTGATGCTTCCCTATATAGAGTTTGGAATTCAACTTGTAAAGCATTTATTTCATAATCTCTAGTTGTATAATTTTGATAAATATATGAAATTTTTTCTATAAAAGGAGCAGAATCACTATTAATGTAATTCTGCTCTAGTAATTGTATTTCTTCAGATGATAATAGATTGTTACTTTGTTGCATTAATTAAGTCCTCCAAACGATATGGTATGTTACTTCTACCAAATTCAATTTGTTTTTTATTAGATAGCCAATGATTATGAGTATGACTTTCATTTACTAGTTCAGATACTTTTTGTTTTAATCGGTAATCAATAATAGTATTCAATTTGGCAAATTCATCTATTTCTTTTTTAGGTTCAAAAATTTTCGCTGCACCATAAACGCTGTATTTTTCGTAAATATTTTTAACTACAGGACCATATCGCCAAACAAAAAAATTAGAATCATATTGTTTGCTTAACCACGATTCATCTATAACTTCTTGTTTTAATCCATCGATTAACGTGAAGTAGAGTACTTTTTGAAGTTGCAAATTAGTAATACCGCTTCCGTTATGTTGGGCACGTGCAATTACATGGTTAGCTAAATCATTCATTGACATTTTCTCATCCTCCGTTAAAATATTTTACAAAAATAGTATCAAGTTAAATTTTTCTGACTTTTTTTACACTTTTAGTATAACAATTTGATATAGTGCAAGTAAAGAAAAATTTTTAAGAAACTAAAATGAATTAAACTTTCTAAATAAAATATATGGATATAGTTTTATTAGCAAACGGCTCATAACCGTTCGGTCACAGGTTTGAGTCCTGTATGGTCCATATATTTTTATTTGCAAATAAAATAATAGAGGAGTAAACTTAAAGTATCAAATACTTAAGGAGTGTTATCTATTATGTCAAACTATGAAGAAAAAGAAGCAAAAGTATTAGTAAAAATTGCAGATGTTTTGAACAAACTGGATTCAAATTTAGAAGAATTAGATTCTCTAAATGAAGATGCAAAAAAACATAGTATGAAAAAATGGCTTGTTGAGAAAAGAGCTATGCATGAAATTAAAAAGATTGCACATGAAGCTGGTAAGTATGATAAGTACGATGAAAAAGAATTACAAAAAGAAATTGAACATGTAGAACAATATATGTAAAAATAAAAACTATTCCTTTTTTAAGGAATAGTTTTTTGTATTTTCCGCACAC